TATTTGAATACACGAAAGGAGAATGAGCGATTTGATTGTGTTCCTTCATTATATACTGATAATACTTATTTTAGTGGGTATTGGCAAAATGCTGATCTGTATAATTTTAAACTGATTGAAGAATTCCGGCAGAGATTTCATGTAAAAGAAGAATATTATACTCCAGAATTTATTGAATGGAGGGATAAAATACGTAGCTGCAAAGCAGTAGCAATTCACGTTCGTAGAGGAGATTACCTTATTCATCCGAGTCATTTAGTATTGCCACTTCAGTATTACCAAAATGCTTTGATGTATTTGGATGCTATGAGAAAAGATATTGAAGTATTCATGTTTAGTGATGATTTGGATTGGTGCCGTAATAATTTTGAAGATTGTTACTTTGTTGAATTACCAGAAGATTATTTAGAGTTTGAACTAATGAGGGAGTGTAAGCACTTTATTATTGCAAATTCTACTTTCTCTTGGTGGGCTGCTTACCTATCAATGAATGCTACAGTTATTGCTCCAAAAAATTGGAATAAAACGAGAGTAAATGGGGCAGTTATACATGAGCAGCGTATGTTACGGGAAGATTGGATGCATATAAACTTATCGTGATGGATGTATTAATCACAGTGGCTCCGAAGGATTTTAATAAACTCAAATACAACTATGAGTCTATTATACAGAACGTAGACAGAATTGATGAGTTTGTCTATATCTCTCCAATTCCAATCCCTGCCAAATATTTGCCACGTAAAGATGTGTTTACATGGACAGATACTCAAGAGTGTGATTTTGATATCTATCGCATAAATATGACGCACCGACACGGATGGTATCGGCAGCAGTTTATTAAACTATTTCAAGAAAGCACATCTGATAATTATCTTGTTGTGGATGCAGATGCTTTCATATGTGCACCATTGAGGGTAAATGAAGAACATCCTATTTTCTATCTTGGAAATGATCAGTTACATCAGCCATATTTTAACTTAATGAAAGACGTTGTAAATCTTGACCGAGTTTACCCACATTCTTTCATAAGTGAGATAATGTACTTCGAGAAGGACATTATAATTGATATGCTTGTTCGTTTGGGAATTGATAGTTACACTTTCTTTGATAGATGTGTAGAACATATCAATAAAGCTAATGATGCCTCTGGATTTTCTGAATATGAATTATATGGAAATTATGTAACAAAATACTTTCCTACACTTTATCAATATGAGCATATTAGTGTTCTTTCGAGAGCCTTGAAAAGAGAGTGGACGGATAATGAGCTTAAACAGTATATCAAGCAGAACAGGGGTAAAGGATATGATATATTAACAATGCATAGTTGGTTATGAGAGTAGTAATGTTTCATAGTGGGAAAGAGTTTCCAACATTCTTGGAAGACAACTTTCGGCAGTTTCGATATTTTAATCCAAACACGCCTGTATATTTCCTTACTGATTACGGTCATTTAGATAATCCAATATTTGCAAAGTATGGTATTATCTCTGTGAATAAGGATGATTACTATTGTGAAAGAGTAACTGAATTTGAAAGATTGTTTGGTAGATCATCGGATGATTTTTGGACATTAGCAGCAACTCGTTTGATATATATCGAAAACTTTATGCGTTTGCGGCAGTTATTAAATGTATATCATTTCGAGAATGATGTCTTGATATATTATGATTTAAATGAGTATCATCAGTACATCAAAAAGAATTATCAAATTGGGATGACTATTGGGGGACCGGACAAGTGCATGACTGGTTTTGCATTTTTCAAAGATTATAAAGCATTACAGCATATGAATACTTACTTCCTTACTCTATTATTTGAGTATGGGGTAAAGGGAGTTTTACAAAAGTTTCGTATGGACATGGTTAATGAAATGACATTGATGCGGGTTTACGCCAGCGATGCTGATTCTAAATTACGCCCGTTCCCAACGATGCCTGTTCCTCCAATGAATTATAAGCTCGATGATTTTGGTTCCTTGTTTGACCCGGCATCTTGGGGGCAATATGTGGGAGGAACCCGCAGTGAAGGTCCAGGAGCAACTCCACAGGATCATTATGTAGGAGTTTGGATAAAAGGTATGCCAGAAGTCCGACTTACATGGATTTATCAAGATCATTTACGTATACCATGTCTCATTTACGGAGATATGGGGTATCGTATTAACAATTTGCATATTCACAGTAAGAACTTACATTTATATACAAGTAAATGAATTCAGATTATTTATATGAGGGCTTTACACGTTTGATTGATAAGAGATCAATCCATACTATTATTGAATGTGGTAGTCGTGATGGATTGGATACAATTGCTCTTGAAGAATTCTTTAATCCTGATGTAATATATTCATTTGAATGTAATCCGGAAAGCATTCCAGTTTGTTTGGGAAATATAGAAGGGCATGAGAAAATATTATTCTCAAATATGGCGGTTACTAATATTGACGGAAGAGTAAAATTTTATCCAACGGATATGCGGAAAAGTCCGGATAAGAATATTGGAGCTTCTTCCTTGTTTAGACATACCAGAGGGCTTGTTCAAAAAGAAATAGAGGTTGAGGCGGTTCGATTAGATACATTTATGCAATTACAAAATATAAATCACATTGATTTACTATGTATGGATTTGCAAGGGGCTGAACCATTAGCAGTTGAAGGTTTGGGGGAAAGAAAAAAGGATGTCACTTATATAATTACAGAGGTGGCTGGAAATTTAAATTATGATGGTGAAATTCCATTCTCGAAGTTTAATGAAAAATTGATTGGGATGGGATTTATATGTTTATGTAAAAGGGGAACAAACGCAGTATATAAACACAAGTGATGGACTGGATACAAGGAGAACGGTTTATTGATTTGGCAAACAATGTCAACATCTTTTATCGGCATACACACGATGTAAATTACTTTTTCAAGAATTTGCCGACTAATAATCCGTTTATACTTATCTCACATAATAGTGATGGTTGCATCATGTGGAATCCGAATAGAGAAGATCATGCTGATATTTCTCTTATACCAAACACTCTTATTCATTGGTTTGGGCAAAATGTGAATGTGACAAGTCCTTTTGTTTCTTCTATCCCGATTGGGCTGGAAAATGATAAGTGGCAGAAGAAGGAACAGAAGCTCCGATTAATGAAAGACATGCTTAGATCCAATCATGTAAAGAGAAATCTTTTGTACATTAATCATAATGTAAAAACAAATCCCACAGAAAGAGAAAAATCATATAAGATACTTGAAGGAAAGTCTTGGGTTACAATTGACCATGGTACAAATGGGGCGGGGTTTTCTGAATATCTTTTAGCTCTATGCCAACATCCGTTTATAATTTGCCCGGAAGGACATGGGATGGATACGCATCGAACATGGGAAGCTCTTTATATGGGGTGTATCCCTATTGAAAAGAGAAATCGTAATAATCGTTTTTATGAGGACCTTCCAATTTGTTTTGTCAATGACTGGGAAGAAATAACTGAGGAGTTCTTGGTACGGGAATTAATTCGTATCAGAACTACCGAATGGAATATGGAGAAATTAACATTTGCATATTGGGCGAATAAAATACAGAGTTATGCGTAATGTTGGCATCATATGTGATATAAATTATGAGCGACATCATTTATTTCGCAGTTATTTTAATGCGGTAAAGAATATTTATGGCAGAGTTAGCATTGTTAAAGAAATTTCTGATCTTGAAAATATAGATATTCTGTTTATTGGAGATGATCATTACGGACCCCATAAGAAAATATGGATGAATGTTTCATTTATAAATTATTGTAATGAACATGATATTCAAGTGGTGGTAATGACTAATGAGCGAATCTTGGATTCTTATTTTCCATGGAACAAAGAAATATTTTTACATTTGACTCAATTTGATAATCTTATTCATTACGTGAATGATGTAGATGATGCAAAGAAATTAGGATTACGCATCAATCGCACTGCAATGTCTCGTAGTATATCATTTAAGAAGTGGGATGGTCCGAAAAAAGATCGAGCTATATTTGTTGGCAATATTAAATGTAAATCATACTCAGAAAGAGTTGGAGTACTTGATGCTGTAAAAAAGATATTACCGATTGATGTAATAACAGATATCCCAACTTGGGATGCTTATATGCAATTGATAGCTCAATATCGGTTTGTATTTTCTCCTATTGGGAATGGTAATTTTTTTCCGATGAGATTTTATGAAGCGTTAGCTGTTAATTCCATTCCATTACATCAAGTTCGGTCGGATACATTAGATTATTATACAACAGAGAAGAAGTTTGATGATTGTATATTTTTTGAAACAGTAGATGAATTAAAATCAAAATTAGTAGGATTTACAAAAGAGAAAAGTCATAACGTGATTTGGATGGAGGATCACTTAATACAATATCTGAAAGAAGATCAATTATTATAGTTATGGAGAACGATAGTATCATATTGGTAACAGGTTGTCAAGGGATGACCGGATCGGCAGTGGTAAGAACATTGCTGGAAATGGGGTACAAAAATGTGGTAGGAATAGACCGCGATGATTGTGACCTCACTATTCAAGATCAAGTTTGGAAAATGTTTAACAAAGTCCATCCTGATTACGTATTTCATATTGCTGCAAAAGTAGGAGGCATTAATGCTAATAATACGCAGAGTGCTGATTTCATTTATGAAAATCTTATGATGCAATGCAATGTGATAGAAACAAGCAGATTATTATCTGTTAAGAAACTCATATTTTGTGGGTCTGCTTGTATTTACCCCAAGGATACTCCAATGCCTATAAAAGAAGAGTATTTGTTAACTGGGAAAATGGAACAGACAAATGTAGCGTATGCTATTGCTAAAATAGCTGGAGTAATAGCTACGCAAATGTATAGGAAACAATATGGGTGCAATTTTATTTCAGCTATGCCTACCAATTTGTATGGTATCGGCGATAATTTTCATCTACAAGATTCCCATGTTCTACCGGCATTACTTCGTAAATTTCATGAAGCTAAAATATCAAATTCTCCAACTGTAGAAATATGGGGGACGGGAAATCCAAAGAGAGAATTTTTATATGTAGATGATCTTGCAGATGCTCTGATCTTTCTGATGAATAATTATAATGGAACCTCCCATATTAATGTGGGGACTGGAGTTGATATTCCAATCAGAGAGGTAATCATAATGATTGCTAATATAGTTGGATATGAAGGCAGTGTTACTTGGAATACTTCTTATCCGGATGGTGTATATGAACGCAGGTTAGATGTTACTGAAATAAATGGTCTTGGTTGGAAAGCCAAAGTAAATCTTTCAGAGGGTTTAGTAAGAACATATGATTGGTTTTTGAAAAATTACAATTATATTCGGAAATGACAGATAGGAAAACCATAGTACTTGTTTTACGAAGTGGAGGAGATTTTTCCATGCAGGATGTTGAGTTGATATCTCGACATATAAATGGAAAATGGCAATCTCCTATTCGTCCTCGTATTCTTTGTTTATGGGATAAGGCTTCGCAGCACTATGACCTTGGTAATTTTGAATTGTTACCATTAAAAACTGTTTTTCCGGGGACTTGGAGTAGAATCCAATTATACAGTCCTGAGATGGATCAGTATCGCCCGTTTTTGTACGTCGATCTTGACACCGCAGTTGTTGATTCTTTAGAACAGGTATTTGCTACTATTACTGATCCATCTCTTTTCATTACTCTTGAAGACTTTTGGCAGAAAGGGGAGCTTGCTACTGGATTGGTTTGGTTTCCAAAACAGTCAGAAAAAGTAGAAAAAATATGGAAAAATTTTAAAGGAGCAGCAGGAAGTAGAATGGACCGATATATCAGACAAGTAATTGGTCATCCTGATATTTATTGGCAGAATCTGACTTCATCTATTTATGACTTTAAGCCGCGTAGAAATAATCTTTTGCAGGATGTTCCTGCTCAGGCATCTTTAATTTGTTTCCATGGTAAGCCCCGTATTTTTGATGCTCCTATAGGGTGGGTCAAGGATTATATTTACAAAGAGTATACAAATGGATTACATCATCAGAATATGGTGACCGTGATCATTCCATATAATAAAGATCGAGGTTGGTTACAAGAGGCGGTAAATAGTGTACCGAAAGAGGTCCAGTTAATCCTGAGTAAAGGCGATGGTAATTGGCCGGAGAATTTCAATAAAGTTTTGAATCAAGCTACTGGTAGATATATTCGTTGGTTACATGAAGATGATATGCTCACTCCGAATTGTATAGAAGATTCCATTAAGGCAATGGAAAAACAAGGAGTGGATTTTATTCATGGTAATGCAATTGAAATAACACCAGAAGGGAAACAAATAAGGGAATATAAACCAAAGATAGAAAATCCTACGTATACTGATCTTTTAATGCATAATGTATTTCATAGTGCTACTATGATGTATAAAAGAGAGGTATTTGAGAAAGTAGGGAAGATGAATGAAACATTAAATACAGCAGAGGAATTTGAATTTAATGTTCGGTGTTTAAATGCTGGATTGAAAGTAGGGTATTGTAATTCTGCTTTAGCATATTATAGAAGGCATCCTCAACAGAAAGTACGCACTGTTTCGAAGGAAGCAAAAGACAAAGAGAGAGAACAAGTAAGAACAATGTATAGATGAAAGAATTTTCACCAATATTAGTAACAGGAGCTGCTCGTAGCGGTTCAGGAATGATCGCTGGTACATTCGTCAAATGTGGAGCATTTGGAGGCGTAATGACTAATAAACGGGGTATGTATGAGAATGATCATATCCGTGATAAAATTGTTAAGCCTTATTTAAGAAAGGTAGGAGTTGATATAGAAGGGCAATATCCTTTGTTGGATTCTAATTCTCTTCTCATTCCGCGATATTGGCAGGCATGTGTTGAAGGAGTCTTTTTAGAACAAAAATTTGCTTTTCAAAAGCCTTGGATGTATAAAGATTCCCGAATAGCATTAATGTGGCCAATTTGGCATTACGCTTTTCCAAATGCTAAATGGGTTTTAGTACGGCGTAGGACTGGTGATATTATTGAGTCCTGTACTAAGACTGCGTATATGAAAGCATTTAAGAATGAAGTAATCAGACAAAAGATTGGTGTTGAAACTGAAGAAGCTGGTTGGCTATGGTGGGTTCATGAATTTGAAAAACGTTTTATTGAAATGATAGAAGCTGGGGTAAATGTAAAAGTTATTTGGCCTGAGCGGATGGTTCATGGAGATTATCAGCAATTGTTTGAAACACTTGATTGGTTAGGTCTTAAATGGACCCCGGAAATTCTTAATTTTATTGATCCATTACTTTGGACGAGTCGTAAAAAAGAAAGGAGGAACTAATGGCAATTCGGGTTACAGAGCAAGAAGTGCTTGATATTATGGATAGTGGGATTGAAATAAGTTCCACTCAGATGACTGCAATGATTACTGCTGCCAGTTCGGTAATAGACAATGTATTTGCAGATGATTCTACTGTTACTGATGCCTTATTAAAGGAATTGGAAAGATGGTTATCTGCTCATTATGTTGCTTCCACTTTGGCTCGTATGGCGGAAAAAGAAAAAGTCGGACAGGCAGAAGTAACTTATATGGGGAAATGGGGGGAGATGCTAAAATCAACTCCGTATGGCCAAGTTTTACTTACATTGGATACTACCGGGAAATTGGCTAAGGTTGGTAAGAGAGCTGTTAGTATATACGCAATACCAAGTTTTGAAGACTGATGGGACTGGCACAAACAATACGACGAAGCCTAAAACAGAAAGCTGTTTATTGGGGCAATCCGCAGAACACGGGTTATGGGGGATTTACTTACGATGATCCAATTGAGATAGATTGTCGTTGGGAAGAAGTAACACAGGTATTTGATGCAAATGATGATAAAGGTACTAAGTTCATATCCAGAGCAGTAGTATATGTTAATAGAGATATTGATTATTTGGGTAGGATTTATTTGGGAACTTTATTATCTTTACAAGATTATTTAGAAAGTAGTTCTGGTACATATATTGATCCTAATAGCATAGAAGATGTTGGGGTTGCGCATATAGTCAGAAGATTTGAAAAAATACCGGAACTCGGATCATCATCCAAATTTATTCGCATAGCATATTTATCACCTTGGTTAAATGAATAGTGATGGCATCTGACGCAGAATTACAAAATGTAATGAGGAACCTGAACAGGGAACTTACCAATATTAAGGTGAGGAGTGCCCGTGGTTTGGTTCTTGCTGCAGCCACTATTAGAAGGGATACTGAAACAACTCCACCATTAACTCCGGTAGATTTAGGAAATTTAAGAGCAAGTTGGTTTGTTACTGTGACAAAGGTGAAGAGTGTGGATCTACCACAGGTTACTAATGAGGCAGGAAAAATGGTAAAGGAAGGATCATTCCGGGGGTATCAAAATGCTCGAATGGCGGAAGATCACAGATCAACAATTGCTGAAGCTCAGGCGTTTGTTAATTCTATCAAACAGAACAAGATAGTTCTTATGATGGGGTATTCTGCTCATTATGCTTTGTATGTACATGAAGGTCCTCATGGACTTACTAATGTTAATTTTCAACGCCCGGGGGCAGGTCTAAAATGGTTTGAAGCGGCAGTAGGAAGGAATGCAAGAAAGATTGTGAATATTATACGGGATAATGCTCGAATAAAATGAATATACCAAGTGAAGATATTAAAGATATGTTAGTAGCTGAAAGTGATTTAAATCTTACTTTCAACACTAATTTATTTATTGGAAGAATGCCGGCCAAACCAAGAGAGGCTGTGGTCATTATTGATTATCACGGATATCCTCCTGATTTAGGATTAAATTCAGTGGGTTACGAACGTCCGAATGTTCAAATTGTGATACGTAATAATGATTACGATGTTGGTTTAAAGTTGGCACAAGATATCAAGGACTCACTTCATGGGCGTTCTCAGCAAACATGGAATGGGACTTTGTATTCCGTGATCACCTGCTTGGGGTCTCCCGCTCCCCTTGGTTGGGACGAAAACGGTTTAGTTCAATTTAGTATTAATTTTAACCTACAGCGAAGAGCTGTGTAAAAAGGAGGTAAAAAATGGCAAGTACTGCAATTGC